GCTCCCTTCGTCACCACGTCATCGACAATGGTGATCTCCGGGGGAGGAGCAAGCGACGGGAGCATTTCTATCGATCGGAGGTGCTTCCTGGCATCGGGCCGACTTCCCGGCTGCGCAAAGGCCGATTTCGTAACAGCTCCGATCCGCTTGAGGCACGGATATACTTCGCGACCGAGGTGTTTGCGAACTAGCTCGTCACAGATTCGCTTCGCGGGCCAAAGTGCACCTTCGACGAGAGGAGCGCTCCGCGGCGCCGGAACAAGAGTAACTGCCGGTCCGAGGAACGGCGACAATCCTGCCGGCTCGACGTAGGCCTCTAGGCGCTCGACGATTTTCGATATCGTAGGAAGCCGGTCCCGTTTGATCCCTATGGTGATAGTGCGGGAGTGCCTGGAAACCGTCGACTGGCCGCGTGGGGAGTAGACGAGAAACGAAGCGAAGGCAACTTCAGAAAGCAGCTTGGGAAGCTTCGTCACCAATCCGCTCAGGTAGGAAAGCAAGAATCAGGTCTAGCTGATTTTGGCTGACTGGAATCGCTCCGTAGCGGAGCATTTCGCGAGGCCAAGTCAGCGCATCGTTGCTTACGAGCGGCTTGTACAGGAAGAGGGGCCTGCCCAAGCGCAAGGCCTCCCACCCTTGGTGAAGCGTCCCGCTCTTTTCCCCAGCCTCGACGATGATGGTCGCATCCGAAATCAGGGCCATCGTTCGATTGCGCATCGGAAAGTTCCTGGGTTGAGAGGGCGTCCCGATGCGAAACTGGGAGATGAGCAGGTGCTCTTTGGCAATTCGTGACTGGAGGTCCCGGTTCTTGGCCGGATAGGCGCGATCCAGCGAGGTTCCAATCACCGCAATGGTCTTGCCGTCAGCGGCAAGGACCGCCTCGTGTGCAGCGGTGTCGATCCCCTCGGCCATCCCGCTAACCACAACCACCCCGCGCCCGACGAGCTCTTTGGCGAATCGTCTCGCTACTGAGACGCCGTTCTTGGATGGCTTCCGAGTCCCCACGATCGAAACCCGAGCACCTTGTGACAAGAGGGCTAGATCACCTACCACGTAGAGCCGGGGCGGCGCATTCTTCCTTTCGACATCGTTCAGAGGTCCCAACAGCTGCTCGGGCGGGAACTCACGAACGTCCATCTGATCCTCCTTCATATGCGCACATAGTGCCGGATTCGCTTGGCGAGTGGAAGAGGGATGCACGGCCGAGGGCGCTCCCCGACTGGGCACCGCGCCCTGGAGAGTGGCGACTTGCACAGGTGCCACCCCCCAGCTCGCACGCCGGAAGCGCGGCCTCCGGCGCGAACGGGTCAATGCGTGGGTCGCACCGATCCCCTTTACACGACCTCAACGTACTCCAGGCAGAGCTGCAGAACGGGGTCATCGGACCCCGATCGAAAGGCCTTCTCCACGAACTCACGGGCGCGCGGTCTTCCTGACCGGCTGCTGTCAGTGCCCGCCGCACGCGCCCGATGATCGAGAAGACGTTCCCCGATCAGTTTGCAGGAGGGCTTAGCTGGTCTGGAGCTCATGCAGCCTTCCGATCCCGCTCGGCCTGAGCGCGAGTTGAAGCCCTTGTGTCCGTCCGTAATAGCCAATCCTTTCCGTCAGGAGCCCGAGGATCCGTGCCTGTTCCACGGGGATAAGGGCGTCCCAAACCGAATCGAATGCGGAGAGCGCTGCGGCCACCTGGCGTTCGTAGATGACCTGCTGCTTGGCAGAGTCGAGATCCTGGGCCACCGTCACGAGACGTCTCTCGACCGTCTCGATGCGTTGCTGGATCGCCGCGAGGCGGGCTGTGATGGCCGCTGCCTCGCCGTTCCGAGAATGACCGGAGGCCAACCGTCTTAGGGACGCGCGTTCCCGTTTCAGATCCTTCCCAAGCTGACGCTGCTCGGCCTCGAGCGCCTTGCGGTGCTGATCCAGTTGCGCCCTCGCCTGTCGCACGACCTCGGCGATCAGCTCCGGGTCCTTCCCGATCTCGCGGATCCGGTTCAGGACCTGCCGCTCTGCCTCATGCGCGGCGATCTTCCCGTCAGGGCACGCGTGGGCGCCTTTCTTGAGGCGGTTCACGCAGACGTAGTACCGGTAGAGCACGCCGCCCTTATTGGTGAACGAGTGAGTCATTGCGCAGCCACACGCGTTGCAGTAGAGCAGGCCCCGAAGCAGCGCGCCGTGCTTGTTCCTCACGGCCTTCCCTCCGGTCGCGCCATTGTGCCGGAGGTGGGCATTGGCCCGGTTCCATGTTGCCTCGTCCACGATGGCCCGATGCTCGCCGGCGTGGAGGGACCCGTTGGAGCGGACCTTGCCAGCGTACAAGGGATTCACGAGCAGGCGATGGAGGGCGGGCTTGTCGAACGCTCGGCCGTCACGCTCGCCTCCGTCCTTGCGCGTCCAGCTCTTCGTCGTCCAGCCGCGGCGATTTAGCTCCTCGACGACACGCGTGAGCGATGGATGCTCCAGGTACAGGCGGAAGACCTCTCGGACCCGGAACGCCTCGCCTTCATTGGTCACGAGGCGACCGTCGCGGATGTCGTAGCCCAGAATCGGAGTGCCGCCGGTCCATCGGCCGCGGCGGCGCGAGGCGGCGATCTTGTCCCTTGTCCTCTCGCCGACCAGCTCCCGCTCGTACTGGCCGAAGCTGAGAAGCATGTTCAGCATCAGCTTCCCCTGCGACGTTGTGGTATTGAGGTCTTGCGTGGCGGAGACGAGGTCTACCTCGCGGCGCTCAAGGACTTCCCAGATCCGATAGAACTGGTGGATGGAACGGCTCAGTCGATCGATCTTGTAGATCAGAAGTACGTCGATGAGGCCGGCCTCAATGTCGGCGAGGAGCCGGTTCAGGGCCGGGCGCTCGAGTGTGCCTCCGGAGAGACCGGAATCGACGTAGGTCTGGGCGTGCTCCCATCTCTCGTTCGCAGCCGGATCGCGGCTCCTCATTCCCAGGTAGGTCTTACAGAAATCCTCCTGGGCTTGGAGGGAGTTGTATTCGAGCGCAGCTTGTTCGTCGGTGCTGACCCGGCAGTAGACGGCACAGCGGATCGTGCGGCGGGGTACCTGTCTCGTAGCGACAGCGCGTTCGTCGGTCTGAGCCGGTACCGTTGCAGGCGCGATCACTTCGCGCGCCTCCTTCGTGCCAGCCGGAAAAAGAGCATTCCGTTGATGGATCGTTGTCGCGTGATCGCCTTCGCGATGGCCGTAAGGGAATCAAAGCGGGTGCCGAAGCACTCAAATCCATCCGGCGTCACTCGCACGCGGATCTCGTGTCCCTTATAGACCTTCACGATCTCCGCGCCATTCGCTGGTAGTCGCTTATCGCGGAAGAGCGGAAAGGAGGGAGGCTGCTGATCGCCTGAACCAGACGAGCCTGCTGGGGCGGAGGCGCGGCAATCCTTGGCGAGGTCCACCTGGACAAGAGCCGAGACCTTCCGAACGAGGTAGGTTCTATTCCAGGTCCTGCAGGGGTTGCCGGATAGGCGCTCCAGTTCCGCACGGAGCTCGCCCGTCGCCATTCGCTGGATTTCGAAGAGCCGCGCTACTAGCTTGGCTGGGCTCGAATGTTGGCTGTTGTCCACGTGATTAGTCCCTAGACACATGGACGCTCTTCTTCTCCGGCACAGCAACTCCTTCGTGCGTGCTGGGAGCACATTCTTTGGTCCCGGATGTGGCGCACACGTCGGGGGTTGCGGCATCCTGCCTGTTCGCCAGGAGCAAGCGAAGGTAGCCCGCCGCGAGGATGGATGCGATCTCGGAGTAGCGATCCTCAGGGTCATCGCCCTCGGGCTCGCCCTCCCGGGCAGCTTCGTCGGAATGGGCCGCCGGATCTCCAAGACCGGGCCCCTCACCGCCGCTTAGTATGGGTAGCGCCAACGGCTCATCCACCCAGTGCGACGCGGCCGATCCCGATGGGCCTTTTCCTTCGCCGCGATCCGCTCGGCCTCTCGCTCTGCGGGTACGGCGAGCCGTGCTGCGCGCTCCCGGAGGCTCTGAACCGTAAGGGGACCGAGAATGTGGAGCGCAGCGAGCGCGTAGACGTTCCGGTCAAGAGCCTCGTTTCGCTCTCGAACCTTTACCCACTGCCGCGTCGCACCCTTTCCCTTCACGTACTTTCGAATGCACCGCTCGGCCGTGAGCTGATGGACGTACTCCAAGTCGACCCAGTCGGGTAGGTGCATGAAGCCAGGCCCCGGGGAGGGGATCCGCAGGCGCGAATAGATCACGTCCTTCGCCGTGTCCACGCCGAGCGTGAAGAGCTTCACTCGGTACCGATTGTGCATCGTGGGGCGCGTCACGAGCGGGACTCCCGGGACGCTTCCTCCGCGCACGGGAAAGACCCGGCGGTTAGCCCTTAGCTTGCAGTAGCGATAGACATGCTCGGTATGGTGCCCTCCGGAGTCGACACAGACGCACCGGACCCTGACCTTCTGGCGGCTCTCGTGCTCAAAGCTCTGGGCGAGGAAGCGGTCCAGCTCGCGCCAGGTCTCATCCCGGCCGGGGTCTCCATGGATCTGGGTCCAGGCGATGAGCCAAGATTCCTCGCCGGCCCCGAAGCCGTGCACAGCCACCTCGAGGCGGTCTCCGTGCACATCGACTCCTGCTACGAGGACTCCTACGCCGTTCGGCACTTCGGCCGCGTAGTGCTCTGCGCGGGCTAGAACGTGATCGGGCTCCACGCTGTCGCCACGTTCCTCCCAGGATTCTCCAAGTACGGTGTTGACCCAGACACGCAGCCTGAACACGTCTTCCTTCGCATCGAGAAACTCCTCGACGCACTCTCGCCAAGACTTCCAACCGAGCGGCGAGTAGAGCCCCGAGAGATGAAATCCGACTGTGCGCCCATCTCCCTCCGCCGTGCCGCGCCACTCTCCGCGCTCCAGCATCTGGGTCTTGTGGCGCTCTTCGATGAGGCTTCCGCAGCCCTCGCAGTGGAGCCGCGCGGTGTCAGGGCTCCGTTCCTCCCAGCGGATGTTTGGCCAACGAATCCAGTCCATGTTTCCGCAGAGGGGACAAGGCACGAAGTACCGCCGCTGGTCCGAGGCAAGAAACTCCCGCTCGATCCGGCTGAAACCCTTGATCGTGGGGGTGCTCACGAGGAACACCTTCCTTCGGGCGAAGGTGGTCGTGCGCTTCTCGGCCAGGGAGACGGGATCGCCCTGGCCGTCTACATCGCCGGGGTACTCGTCTACTTCGTCCATGAAGAGATTGCGGATCGGCATCGAGCGAAGCCCGGCGCCGGAGTTGGCTCCCGTGATGATCAGGAGGCCGCCGTCGAACTCCTTCACGAACATGGTGTTCCCGGAATCGCGAGTGCGGCTTGCGGCCACGCGACCGCTCAGGGCGGGGGTTGAGGCGATCATGGGTGCAATTCGCTGCTTGGAGACGCGCTTCGCGACTTCGACCGAGGGTTCGACAAAGAGTATCGGCCCTGGAGCGCGGTGAATGAGGTAGCCGATCCAATTGTTGCCGCACTCCGTAGCTCCGATCTGGGCACCCTTCATGAGCACGATCCGCTGTGCCGGGTTGAGCGGAGAGAGGACATCCATGATGGTGCGGAGGTACGGGGTGCGGGACGTGCGCCATCGGCCCGGTTCGGCTGAGCCCTTGCCACTCAGGATGCGGTGCTCGTCCGCCCACTCGCTCACCTGAAGGAGTGGCTCGGGCTCCCAGCCATGCCTGGCGGCCTCGAACCAAGCCTCAATGCCGCTGGGTCGGATCATCATTGGTGAAGGGAAGAGGTTGGGAGAGCTCATCGCACACTCGTCTAATCTCGTCGGACAGCACCTTGTGGATCTCGGCGGCGTCGGTCATTCCGGCGACCACGGCAGAGACGCGGTCCGGGATGGCGAGGAGAAGGTCCCGGGCGCGACGGTTGGTGTTGAAGGCCGCCACGCGAACTTCGTCCACGGAGACGAGCGTGCTGGACATCCGCTTGAACTCAAGCTCGCGAATGCGCGCGTCGTAGGACTCCCGCACTGCTCGCGCGGCGGCATATCCTCCGCCGCGAGTCGGGGTCTGACTCCCGCCCCAGTTTTCGCGTGGGGATCCCATGCCCGACGCCGGCACCGGGGGAGCTTCGGGCGGACGCCGGAGTGCAGGGTTCCCGCTCACGCTGTTACGTGGCTTCGTCTCATCCGTGTTCGCGGCCCAGTCCCGGTCGGCGATCTCGGGGTCGATCTTTCCGTTCACGGTCGAGATACGCCCGCTCTTGATCGCCTTGCGCGTCGCGGCGGGTGTGACCCCGCGACGTTTCGAGTAGGCGCGAATGCTCATGTGGTAGGCCACGTTCTACCTAGCCTCCTCTCGCATCGCTTTGCCCCCGGTGGCCTCTTCCCACCGCTGCACGGTGACGTCGCAATAGCCCGGGTCGATCTCCATGGCGAAGCAGCGCCGGTTCAGGCTTTCGGCGGCGATGACCATGCTGCCGCTACCCACGAAGGGGTCGATTACGTCTCCAGAGTGATTGCCCAGCGGGCGAGCCATCAGCTCAACGGGCTTCTGGGCGCTATGGCCCCCGGGAACTGTTTCGTCGAGCGGGACCTCCCACAGCGTGGTCTGAGAGCGGTCACCGACCCAGCCGGCCTCTGCGCCCTTCCGAACTGCATAGAGGCAGGACTCGTGCTGCCAGTGGTAATGCCCCCGGGAGATGGCGAACCGCGGCTTCGCCCAGATGATCTGGGAGCGCGCCTCGAACCCGGCGGACTCGATCCCGGCCAGAACGGGAATCACGAAGAGGGATGCGTGCCAGCAGTAGAGGACCTCGGAGGGGATCAGCTTCCAGACTGCTCCCCAGTCCGCTCGGTCGTCGTTCTTGATGGCGCCGGTGCGACGGGCGGCGTAGGAGATCAGGCCCTTCTCAGCCGCCTCGTCTCGCCACTCGGGATCGTATTCAACGCCGTAAGGCGGATCGCTAACGCAGAGCCGGGGGCTCTCCCCGGCGAGGAGCTTCGCCATGTCGCCGGCGTCGGTCGCGTCTCCGCAGAGCAGCCGGTGCCGACCAAGGATCCAGATGTCGCCGCGCTTCGTGATCGGGTTCGCCGGAGGATCCGGGGCCGGGGCCTGCTCGCCGCCCTGGTCCCGCTCCCACTGCGCGATGATCCGGTCCATTTCCTCCTGCTCGAAGCCCGTGAGGGTCATGTCGAGACCCGCCGCGGCGATCTCCTCGGCCTCCGACGCTAGAAGGGACGTCTCCCACTCGCCTTGAAGGGTGAGCTTGTTGTCCGCGATCCGGTAGGCGCGCTTCTCTGCGTCGGAGAGATGCTTATGCTGAAGGACCGGGACCTCCCTCAACTCCAGCATCTCGGCGGCCCGGCGACGGCGATGACCGCAGAGGATCACGCCCGCCTCGTCTACCTCGATCGGCTTGTTGAAGCCCAGAGTGAGAATCCCCGCCGCGAGCTGGTGAGCCTCCTCCTCGGAGTGGAGCCGAGGGTTTCGCTCAGGGGATCACCCGCTCGATGGGCCAGAGCTCGATCTGGCCGGGCATCCGGATATCAGGCACTAGCCAGTACCCCCGTACCCCGGGTACCAGTACCCGGGTACTTGGTGGGAACTGCCCACGCTAGCGGGGATTCGCGGTCGCCCTCACCCGATGCCAAAGTCGCCGGAAGTACCTTGGCCCGAGGCTGAGTTGATGCGGGTATCGCCATAGGGCAGGATTTGAACCGTGACACCGTGACATTGGCGTACCGGCGCGCAAAACCCCTCCGTTGCAATCCGTGACGGGGAGTCGGTGTCACGTTTCGGAAATTCGAGTTTCGGCGCGCCCGTATGCGGATTGTCACGGTGTCACGGCTCGTGGGGAGGGTCATGGTAGCGTTTCGCTCTCTTCGGGATCTTTAAGGGGCTGCAGGTAGCGGTCGAATGCGTCCTGGCAGGACTCCAGGGCATACCCCTTCGCACGCTCGTCTCCCGAGAGCCGGAGCGTCTTCGAGATCACACCGTCGAATCGCTTCAGGAGCCTCGCGACCTGGATCTGCGTGACAGGCTGTCCCTGGTTCCACGTCGACCAGGGCCGCTCCTCCAAGGTCGCCAAGCGTTCCGTGAGGCCCTTCGAGGAGATGCGGCGCTCCTCCAAGACGGTGAGGATTTCCCGGAGATCTGAGAGCAGCAGGACCGGTAGGGCTCCGTCGGAAAGATCCTCATCGCCCGAGAGCGCCACCGCCGCCCGCCGCGCGCGTTCCGGCCAAACGCCGCCCATTGCCTCGGCAATGGCTAGGAGGGGCTCCCAGAAGTCCGCTGCCCGGTCATTCAGGCTCTCGGGGATCGTGGGCTTTGAGTAGCGAAGATCTTCCGAATTGTCGGCCGCCCAGCGCCCCGCCTTTCGCCGAAGGGGCTCGAATACTGAGTCTCCGTCATGGCGGCGCAGCCGCTCCACCTCTTCGGTATTCCTCTTCCGCCTAAGGCGCAAGATGATCGAGCGATCCTCCAGCGTCTCGGGTAGTTTGCCGATCAGAGATACGGTCTTCGGTGCGAACACCGAGAAGCGGCGTGGCTCGTGGTCGTCTCCGACGACGCGGTAGACGTAGGCGTCGTCTCGCCTCACGCCGGCGTTGAGAAGATTCCGCATCTGCTCGTTCTGCGTCAGGTAGGAATCGGCTTCGTCCAGGAGCAGCGTTGGTTCGTGCTTCTCAATCGTACGGAACAGCGCGGGTCCTGAAATGTTGCTCGCCGGGAGCGGCCGCCGGACCAACTGCCTGAGGACACTTTGAAGTGTTTTCTTCCCGCAGCGTTTCGCAGGGGATGAAATGCCAAGAATCGGGGACACGTCGGCGGCGTCGAGTGCGTGGGTATGCACGGTCCATAATGCCGTGGCGGTCGCCGCCTCTTCTGGCATCACGACGT